GAAATAATAACATTAAAGATCTTGAGTTCGGTCCAGAACCATTTTATCATTGGATTAACATTGGTGTTAATGATCCGAAATTATCCACATTATTTTATAGACAATTAATTCAAAAACAAATTGATTTCTTAAATGAAACCGTTGAGGTTAGAAATTGGGGGATAGATTATATTGGTTTCGCATACCAAACGAAAGGATTTGATTATCACGCCGATTCTGTATGGCCCGAAAATCCTGACTCAAGATCATTAGGAACACCCGATCATCATCACGATAATTTTTCACATTATGATGGCACATGGGTTGATAACTATTGTCCTTGGAGAGTTTTTACCACCGTACTTTATTTGAATGATGACATCGTAGGTGGAGAAACACATTTTCCAACTTTAGACATTCTCGTAACCCCAAAGTCAAAAAAGATTGTAGGTTTTCATTGTGATGAATCCCATGTTCATGGTGTAATGCCTGTCACTTCAGGTTATCGAAAGGCCTTTATAATGTGGTTTAAATAATTAGACCTTTTTTTGACTCATACTTTTATTTTTCTTATATTTTTAAAAAAACTATTAATATGTCTCGTTTAGATGAACTAAAGAATCAATATCCTGAATTGAATATGACCGTATTCGATATGATGACAAGATTAGATACTTCCAAAACCTACAAGTATCTTCCACTTATGTGTAAAATTTTTGGTAAGAGATACAAACCTTCAGAACACTATCATAAAAATGACTTGGCGCAACTAATGTTAGAAACTCAAGCCGGATTAATGAATAAAGGGATTTCAACTAATGACCTCACAAATAACGAAATGTACTACCTTCAGAATTACGTTTCAGAACATATTCCTATTGATACATTTCAAACTTTAAATGAGTTTATAAGATATATGGATAAGGGTCAAATTGAAAATACTGATGTAACATCATACAAAGATATTGAAAGTATTAGAGGTGCAATAACCTTGGCGTCTATGAAAGAACTAACTAAAGATCTTGAGGGTCAAGTAATTAAAGAGTTTGAAGATGAAAAGTGGGTTATATTAAGACCTCTAACATTCTCAGCCTCAGCAAAATATGGATCATCAACAAGATGGTGTACAACATATCAAAAAGAAAAAAACTATTTCGAAAAGTATTGGAGACAAGGTATCTTGGTTTATTTCATAAACAAAAAAACAGGTTACAAATTCGCAGGATATAAAGGATTATTAGGTAGTGACGAATTTTCTTTTTGGAATTCTGAAGATAACAGAGTTGATTACTTGGATGTTGATGCTGATGATTATTTATTTCCTATTGTTAGAAGAATTTTCAAGTCAGAATCAACAAATAAAAATCTATCTTCCGATGAAATTCAAGAACAAGTTCACAAGGAGTGTATTCAAGAATATGAAAAAATGAGAGTTGAATTTGTTAATGAAGATATAGGACCAGATGAAACAATTCCACTTGATGAACAAGCGATGGAACAACCAGAGTATCCCACACCTAATTATCAAAGAGAAATGAATACGTTAAGTGAATTACTTAGTGAGATGTTACCAGAACCTGCTGAAGTTAATGGACGATTCAGAGAATTAAGACCTGAAATTACTCATGTTCCGACAATGAGAGCTTAATAAGTCCAATCAGTATCTGATGATCTCCATTTTGTAAATCCTTCACAAGTCCATGTTTTGGTTGAATATCTAAAGTATGGAATCTCGTCCAAACTTCCTGACCTTGACGGTTGAAACCATTTAGTTCGGTTGTTTGGTTGGGCTACGAATTGACCATTATTAATTTTGGAAATGTTATAACATTTATGTTCATTTGGAGTCTCTGACCATCCAATATCTAATTCGTTTGGATCTGAACTTGCGGTATCGATTGTAAAAAGGTATTCACCTTCAACAACAGTTTGATCTTTTAAAGTTGTTAAAGTTTCTGTTTTCTTTAAAACTCTTTTTTGAATAACACTTATATTATAAGATAAACAATCCCAAAGTTGTAAAAAATCTAATGGATAAACTGTGTCTCCTGTTACCAATTCTCTCCATCTAAAGGCATGTATTGGTAATTTGTCGTAAACTGCTGAGAATTTATCTACATATGTCTCGAACAACAACGCTTGGTTGGGAATACTTTTAACAGTAACCCAATGACCTTTTTCCCATTCTCCTTCACCAAGAAAATTACCTTTCTCATCTTTTTGAAAATCATATAAGAATCTTTTATCGATTAAAACCTCAATTGGAGGTATATTGGCAACTAAGTATGACATATTAATATTCTTGTATTTCAACAATTAGGGTTCCTTCTCCTTTAATAACTCTATGCCAAACAAATTTCGGAATATAAAATTGTTCGGCACTCGATAATTTGTTTGGCAAATCATCTTCCATTTGAAATGACCATCCACCGTCTTCAATTACGGTAATTTTCCTATCATTCAAATCTTGATGCCATTTTAATTCATCATTATCTACCTCAGGTGAGAAAGTTCTTATTATTTTACCATCGATATTTTCTTGCTGAAATGGAAAATCCATATTATTTTTTTGGATCTTTGAATGAAGGTCTTTTATTCCAATATATCTTTATACGATAAGGAATAGAAAGAATTTTCATAAAGTCTATAACATCCCCCTCTATTTTTTTAGTGTAACTTCCTTGCCAATTTGGTTCCATGTCAATAAAAACGTGATATATTGGTGGTTGATAACTCCCTTTTAAAACTTGAAAAACTTTCATTTTAATTGGTTCATCGTTTTCCTCAGATGCAAGTTCTTTATTTGCCTTAGGAACGATTACATTATCAATATAAGCTTGTAAGTATTTTTCAATTTTATTTGTATCCATTACCAAGAATTTGAAGAAGAAAGGCCTAATTGTTTTGCATATCTACCAACATTACATGACCAATATCCCGCAGTTGTTCTGTCTTTCTTTTCAGAACATTTATGACGAGCTCTAAACGATTTAGCGGCTCCTTTATTTGCGTTTTTAACCCTCAACTTTGGATCACCAAAAGTAACTTTTTTAATTCCTCCTGATTTACTTTTAACGTAAACCGCAAATTTCTTAGGACCTCCTGGAGTTCTAAATGGTTTACCAAGGTTAACATTTTTACCGTGGTGTTTTGCTTCTTCTATAATGTCTTCATCTGTTTCTACTTCTAACACATATGGTGCATCTAAATAAAAATATTCTCTACCAACTTTAACTTTAATTCCTAAGTCAGATTCAACCATCAATCTATCCTCTTCATTAAGATCAATTTTACCTTCTTTAAATAAATCTCTTACTTCATTAACTAAATCAAAATACTTTTCAGAATACATTCTAAAAACATTATTTGTTAATGTCATATTATTATCGATGTGATATTGTAAAGATTCAGAAACCTCAATATTCTCTTTTAGAATTAGTGTTGGTTCCAAATATTCTTCTAAAACTTCTTTTATAATTTTTTTTAAGTCTATCATATAATTAAATAGTTAAAAATTTACTCCCAAACCAAAAGTTCCATTATTAATTATGGGATCATAGTCCATTTTTAATGTAAAATTCTTGTAATCATGTAAAGCACCTATTTTTATTGTTGTAAATCTATCCAAATATTTTGGGAATGTTATGTATCCGAGATCATCTTTACCTCTCCATTTAACGTCTTCACTTACGGTTCCAATCATCACATGAATACCTGTTCTTTTAATTCTTTTTCCCGCACCAATATAAAAACTTTGTCTTTGAACTAAATCATTCACAAGTGGAAAGTCAACTTGTGTCACATTCCCAAAAGGAAAGAATGTTGAATTATCTCTTTCAATACTTGCATTATATTCTGTTATGAAATATCCTTTATTACCTATTGTAAAGAATCCACCAACTTGTTTGTCTGTTGTTCTCTGTATACCAAAACTAATGACAGGTTTTTTACCTCTGATGGTATCTCTTTTACCATTATCATAAATATAAATTCTTGCAGGTTGTCTATAACCCCAATCATTCCAATAAAATGATGGTTGCCAAAAGTTCCAACCAAAATTAGGTGCTCCCCACATATCCCATCTATTCCATCCCCAGTTGTTCCATCCTAATCCATAGTTATTCCAATATGGGTCTCTGATTACTATATTTGAACCTGGTCTTGTTTGTGGTTGTCTATTTCTTGGTGGATCATTTCTCCAACTACTCACATCGTTTCTTTGTGGTGTTGATGGTTGTACTGATGGTGTTGATCTTTGTGGTGTTGATTGTTGTTGTTGAGGTGGGTTAGTTCTCCAATTGGAGACTTGTCCGATTGCTAACATGGGAACCATTGCGAAAACCAAAATTAAGTTTTTCATAGGTATTGTTTTATTATAAATATTTTTCTATTTCAATTTAATCTTCCAATAAACCCCACCGTTAATATAAGGTCTAAATTCACCTGAAATTCCGTCTACTGTTCTATTCGCCACTCCCGCCCCAATTTGGAATAAATGGTCTTTTTTTGTTTTAAGTATAACTCCCATTCCTAATGAGTTCACCCAATCTTCTTTACTTATTGCTCCGTTAATACCTAAGAATACTTGGTTTTTGATTGGTGGTGGTTCAGGTGCAGGTTCTCTTACTATTTTAGGTTTAACTGTTGATGACCATTTTCTTGACGCAATTTTATTTTCAGATACGGTCTGATTCAAATATACGAACCCTTGGTTATTATTCAACTTTATTGTGTCGATAAATGAGTTGGTAACATAATAATTTTGTAGGATTGCTGCGGTATCAACTGATACATATGTTGGGACGTATATTGTTGTATCATGATAGATATCATCTCCTTTTACAGCATATGGTACTTCGACTTCTATTTCGACAGGTATTGTATCATGAATTGGTTCCGATGGAACTTCTCTAATTACTTCTTTTATTTTTGGTTTGTTGTCTGATTGTAATAGAACTAATGTTATTATCAAACCCAAAATTATAAAATGTCTTACATCTAATATCTTTTTCATAGTGTTAAAGCATTACTCTTGAACCTATCAAGAAATTACTAAGTAATGGTGCTCCTTTTAGAGTTGAACCTGAGAGTTTGTAGTTAAAACTAAATCCAAATCTCTTACTTATTTTATAGTCAAATGACGATCCAGCTAAAAATCCAAATTGTCTGTCAACCGTTGTTTCTCCTGTTTTTGAATTCCAACTTATTGGTGAATTCATTAAGAATACCTGTGGGGATAGGGTAATCTTTTGATCAATAGGATATGGTTTTGTCCAAAACGTAACCACTGAGGTTGAGAAAGACGTATTGAATATTTCTTTTGTCTCGCCTGTTTTACTGTTTATTATTTTAGTGTCTTTTAACAATAAAGTTATGGCTCCTAAATTATACCCGTAGGTACCAAATTTAGGGTGTGGTTTGATATAGGTGTAACCAACAAGGCTCATATAATTTCCTTCCAAATATGCTCCTGTTATGGAGTATGAGTGGATTGCATTAAGTTGTCCTTTATTAAAGTCCATTTTAGTATATCCTCCACTAAGAGCAAATTGTCTTAAAGTGCTCCATATTAGTGCTGTTGCCCCCCAGCTCTCGTTCCCAGCCATTGACGATTTACTTACACCAAAAGATACTATCGCATTGTATTTGAAGTCAGGTCCTTGAGCTGTTGTTAGGTCAGAAGCGACTAACATTGGGTTAGCGGCAACAGACTTTTTCTTTTCTTCTTTTTTCTTTTCTTCTTTCTTCTCTTCCTTTTTTTCTTCGCTCTTACTTTCCGATTTTGATTCTGACGAACTTTCGTTTGATCCACCTGAACTGCTCTCTGATGAGGACGATTCCCCAGATGACGATGACGATTGGGAAGAAGATTGTGAGGACGATGAAGTTGATGATGATTGTGATGATGTCGATGCCGCTCCACTCGCACTTGAACTCGCGGCCGCAGATGCTGATGAACTTGCTGCTGACGATGCGGCCGAACTTGCTGCCGCTGATGCCGCCTGAGATACTGCGGCTGTTACTGTTTGTTGAACTACTAAACTTGATGGACATGGAGCTGCAAATATACTTTTTATCCATTGGTCAACTTCGCCACTTGTAAATTGTGCGTAAGTGAATACCTTGGATTTACCTCTAATAATAACTACAACGCCATTATTATTTGTTATCGGTATTGTAACGACATAGGTTTTTAAATCACATGGGTCTATGTATGTTTGCGTTACAACTTGTCCTGAACCTTTCAGAAAAAAGAGTAAAAACAAACATACACCGATCCATTTTTTCATTATTTAGTGAATATTCCTTTTTTAACCATCTTGTCTAAGATATTAGCACACGCAATATCTAAAGCTTTCTTTGTTGAGATGCTTATTGTGGATTGATTAAATTTAACGGGATCAACAGTTGCATCAGACAAGAAAGTTAACTCTCTTGTGGTTTTTGCCTCACCTAATCCAGATGCTGCAATGATTGCTCCTGTCTCCGCATTTGTGAATCTAACTTGTAAACCGATACGAGTCACTAACATATTCTTAACCCCATCTTTCAAGTTCACTGTTTCATCTTCACTAACGGAGTAGTCATAACACTCAATTTCTACGAAATAATGTGCTAATTTAATTTTACCTCTACCGTCTAATTTGTTTTCTGATATTCCAGCTTGAGAAGCTTGGAATTGTTTTACCATTCTGTTTTTAATTTCTGTTTTATCTTCAGTAAATTCAAAACGGTTTAAATTATCGAGATATTCTAATACGATGTTTGTAACACCCAAACCAACTCTTTTTTCTTTTAGTTCAGGATACATTTCATACATCTCATCGTTAATACCACACTTCAATAATTGGATGTTCTTTTTTGGACCATCGTAATCTAAGAATTGTGTAATATCTTTTTTGATTTCAAATGACGCCTTATAATCCTCAGTCTTAGTTTTACCTATTGTTTGAGAATATGATGACGAGCATAGTAATGCAGATCCTAAGAGAAAAATTACTTTTTTCATAGTTTAATTATTTTTTAGGTCCTTCGTACCAAATGTTATCTGGGTCATTTTTAAATGTACCATCGAATTTCCAAGTAAGGTAGTTACCCACTTTTGTTGTTAACTCAGGGTTAGTAAAATGGGTAACAAACATAAAGATTTGAAAACTTAATGCGAACATAGCCCATGCTAAAGCCAATCTTATTATTCCTAATCCAACCTGTTCTTTGATTTTATCTAATGATATTGTCATAAAATTATTTTTATTTTAGTTTATTCTATGTCTTTGATTTTACCACAAATCAAACACTCTTCATCACCGTCACCGTCTTGGTCACCCCAAACGTGTTGACAGTTTCTATGGTCAAAGTATTCATCAATAATACCATCACCATCGTTATCGATTCCATCCATTATACCATCACCATCTTCGTCAATTTCAACTTCGACTTGAGGGGTATCTATATTACTTGGTAATGGGGGTTTAGGTCCGCCAGCACCAGTGTCTGATAATGATATTCCATCCTCTTCATCCATTTTTTGAACTAACATCTTATCTTTATCTGTATCACTGAACCAGTAGTCAATAATTTTACCATAAGAACCAATGAAAGCGCCTAATAACAACATTAGAAGTTCTTTCCATTCTCCCGCAATTGGTGATTGACCTAAAACAGCCACGAATATTCCAGCCATAATTAAGATAAAACCTCCAAGAACCATGGCAGTGATATACCACCTTCTTGACATCATCTTATTTAATAGTTCTTTAAATCCTGTATTCTCTTGCATATTATTTACCATTTTGGAGCTTCTTCTTTGAATTCGTCGCCTTCTTTAGGTTTTGGTTTAGGTGCTGGTGCTGGAGTTGTTGGTTTAGAACCATTACCTCCACCTCCATTAACAATCACAGTCTTACCTGCTGCTTGTTGATTAGAGTTTGTAATGTTGATCACAGGAGCAGCTTGTTGTACTGCAGGTTTTTCTTCTTCACCACCTGTTAATTTAGTTGTTATCCAACCACCTACACCTAATGTGATAGTTGAAATAAATCCGATGATTATGTTTTTCATTGATCCACCGGTACTTTCTGATTTTTCTTCTTCTGACATTTTTTTATTTTTTTATTTTTATTTTATTACGATTGGATATTTTACTTCCTTACCGCTGATGTCTATGAACACCAAGTCATAGTCTTTTTTTGATAACTCTGATAAATCGTACACTTTTTTTGTAATACCTTCAGTTGCGGTAAACCCTTCTTTTTTTGATGGTATTTCACTTCCAAAAGGTATTATTTGTACTGAATATTTTGCACCCACTGTTGTTTCAAATTCAGCGGTTACAATGTTACCTGTTTGGGTAATCGATTTAATTGCCGTTGATGTTGATGTAGCACCCAAGTCAATAACTTGCGGTTGAGGTAAATCCACCTTTCTACAACTCACAGCTAAAAGGGTAATTAAAAACCCTAAACCTAAAATTCTGTCTATTCTCTTCATAATTAAAAATTTTTATATCCTGTTAATTTTATTTGTGTTGAATTTAAATTGATTCCTAACTGAACTCCTTTAGAATCACTAGCATCCATTGTTGGAGAAACTTTAACTGAGGTTAAAATGTCAACCCCACTTCCTATTGTTGAAAATCTTACTTTGAATGGTATATTAGTTCCGTTTATTGGTTTATTATTTTGGTCAATTCCACCGAACTTAACTTTACCGTCTTTTGAATTAACAAAAACATACCAAGAATTTGGAACCTCTGATTTTAACTCTTCAAATTTAATTTTTGATGGGTCGTATTGAAATTCAAATTGTAATCCTCCAACAGAAATACCATTAGTATTGAGTGATACAGGTATTTCAACATTATTTGATGTCACAGTTATGTTTGATAAATTAACATCAATTGATGAAACATCATTCGGTGTATTAATAAACGATGCTGCCTGTGTTGACATAGTTATAAATGCCGTATTAGTCATTAAGCTATTAACAGCATTTGTTTGAACAGTACTAGTACCGTTCGAACTAGTAACAACTTGTGAAGAGTGTGAACGATTCACATCAGCCCACAAAAGGTATTTTAAATCAACAATTTCGTTTGTTCCTAATACTCCTGTTTTAACATATGTTTTAGGATATGTTATATTCTTCCAATTAGAAGATGTTATTGAACCCCAAGAATTAGAAGGACTATTATTAAATGTAAATTCCGCTCTAACACCATATTCATTATTACCCATATTTCTAACATATGGTGCAAATGTTGTTGATGATATGTTAGAAATTCCTGAAGGTATTTTGTAATATGCCCATGAACCGTCCTTGCTCACAAACTCAACAGAACCTGTGTATAAATCAAATAATTGTAAACTTGTAATATTTTCAGGTAGAATGTTAGTTCCATTATATTCTCTCAAATCCACACTAACTTTGGAAATGTTCTGACCATATCCATTAACATTAACAACACACCACTCAACTTGTCCACCAATTGTTGTCGCATCTGTTGACCTCCAAGTAGGTAAACTCATAAACCCATTACTACCCATAGCATATCCTGTTGGGATAGTTACAAGTGTATCTATTCCAACAACTTGTCCTAATAGTCTTGGTAAATCACCACCATCTATAATTTTATTTCTATTAACATCCGCAGCGTATAATGATTGACCTGTTTTTAATATTTGTCCATTACTACCATCTAAACCCATTGATGTAAATTCACTTTGTGCTGTGGTAAAATCTGAGATTGTGATTGCTCCGTTGTATATCGCATATGTTTTATCTATACTATGCATTACAGACACTTCATAAACTTTGTTTTCAGCTAACAATGATTGATTGATGTCAACGTTACCATTAGATAAAACATTAAACAATTGTCCGACACCACTAAGAGTATCTCTGAAGGAAACTTTAATATCTGATAAAGCAAACAAATTAGAACTAATATCAACTTTAGCGGTTACAAGTTTACCAGTGTTTTGGTTCATTATAACCTCAGTCGATAATGGAGTATCCATAAGTGTTGGAACTCCAACTCCTTGACCATTCCATCCTGCAACAAAGTTTAATCTAACAGGGTTAAATGAATTTGCTGTAGATACTGCCTTTAATCTAAATCTCACAATTATCATTTGTGAATAACCATTAAACGGCATTGCTGAATTTGTTGCCCATGTTAAAGTTGCTCTAAGAATTGCGTTAGGTCCTGTAGCGTTGTAAGCATAACTTGCATTAGTTGTATATCTTGTTGTACCGTTAGTGTTAGTAGTATTTCCTGCCCACGAATATCCTGGATAATTTTGCCATGATAATTGTACATTTGAACCGGCAGGAAGTACTCCACCATTTCCTCCTGTTCCTGTATGATTAATTGATACTACCTCAAAGTTTGTTTGGTCGTACTGAAAGTCAAATAATAATTGTCTTGTATTCGCATCGCTATTACCGTCAGCATGAACCATAACGTCGAATTGGTCTCCTCTATCGATAACTCCACCACCGATATCGGTAAGAACTCTTGTATCAGGAAACTTAAATTTAATTTGACTAAACGATGTTAAGGACATTAATAAGAGTCCTAATGTTAAAAATTTCTTCATCTTTATTTTGTTTCGAATATTTTAGTAACCAACTTATCGCTAGCTTTTTTAATTGCATTACTTAACGATGTTTGGTTGAATTTACCTCCGTTATCCACAATCAATGTAGACATAGAGATTTCGGATGATTCTTCTTCGACAATCACCTCTTTTATTTTTTTATTATCTGTTTTTAATGTACCCTTAAGTCTGATTACAACAGATTCTTGATTTTTGTGAAAAACGGATACGTTAGATTTTGTTTTGAGCACGTCCAAATAAACTAACTCAACCGATAGTTTATTTTTTGCATCAGGATTAAGATCGTAGTCTTTTTCTTGTAAGAATTCTTCAATGATGTTTCTTACACCGAACTCTAAGTTTCGATTACCCGCAAGAGAACCTATTTGGATTTTGTTTGTAACAGCATCCACCCATATCTCTTGGTTTTGTTGTGAATTATTGTGAGGGAACACAAAAAGCATTGCACTCACAATGAATAGAAAAATTTTACTCATTCTGATAGTATCTTGGTATTAATAAATA